TATTCCAATCAAACACAAATATTTGTTTCTGAACCAACATATGAAAATCTTGAAGTTGTAGGTGTTTCTAGAATTGGTAGTGGTTCAACGACTGATACTGGAATTGGATTGTTATTGGATATTGATGTTGATGAAAGTTCTGCAACAGGTATTGGATCAACTTATTTTGAAGTTAAAAATTTCTATATAGCAAGATCTGGATATTCATTTAGAAAGGGTGATGTATTTAAACCAGTCGGACTTGTTACTGATAAAAATTTGACATCTCCCATTTCAGAATTTGAGCTTACAGTATTAGAAACTTTTAGTGATAATTTTGGTTCATGGCAATTTGGAGAACTTGATTATATTGATTCTGTCAAAAATTATCAAGATGGAGAGAGAATAAGATTCCCACTCAAATACAATGGGTCGGTATTGAGTTTCGAAAAACCCGAAAATTCTACAATAGAACTGCAAAATGTATTACTCATTATTATTAATGGAGTCATTCAAGATCCAGGAGTTTCTTATGTATTTGATGGAGGTACTTCATTTGCATTTACTAGTCCACCAAAACCAGAAGATCAAATTGATATTTTCTACTATAGAGGAACTAGAGGTGTAGATGACATACAAGTAGATAATGTAATTCCAACATTAGAAAAGGGTGATGATGTTAGAGTATTTAAAAATGATTCCATTACAGGAACAATTACTCAAGATCAAAGAACAGTTTTTGATGTATCTCTTGCGGATAAATTTGAAACTAGTTTATATCTAGATCAAGGTATCGATGAAGTTAATAGTAAACCAATGTCATGGACAAAACAAAAAATTGATAGGGTAATTAATGGAGAATTTGTTTATAAGACAAGACAATCTACAATTGCTCAAATTTATCCAACCGCAAAAATTATTAAAGATGTTACAACCTCTGATTCCAGTATTTTTGTTGATGCTGTAAGTAATTTTAATTATGATGAATCAGTAGGAGGACCATATCAAAATATGGGAGGTATTATTGTTGATGGTAAAGTAGATCCCTCTCCTGCTAATATCACTGCATCTATCGGTGCTGGAGGAATAGTTTCCACTCTCACAATTGCGGATGGTGGAAATGGATATGTAGGATCGACAGTAAATATCAAGTTCCAATCACCAATTGAAATTGGTGTTGGTATTGGAACTATTGCTCAGGCTACAGGAGCAGTCACTAATGGTGTGATTACTGGAACTACAATAACAAATCCTGGTTTTGGATATACTGCAGCGCCCAAAACAATTATACCCCTACCAGATTCAAATACTGAAAATATTGATCAAATTGAATTTATTAAAGGATTTTCTGGAATTATAACAGGAATTACAACTACTTCTGGATCTGGTGGACATTCATTGGCACTTGAGTTCTTCCTTGATATGGGAACAACAAATTTTGGAGATGATCTAGAGGTTGGGTATCCAATATTTGTTAAGAACACTATAATTGGATCTGGTGTCACATCGGTGGATAGTTCAAATGCTGCTGTAGTTGGTATTGGAACTGCATTTTTAGATAATATTTACTATATCCATCAATTATCCCGTTCTGGTGATTATGTTGGTATTGTTACTTGTAATATAGATTCTGGAACTAATGTAACAGGACTTTCTACTAGTGGTGATTATGTTGGTGAATTTTCTTGGGGATTATTTACTTCAATTACCAGATCTTCTGCTCCAATTTCTATTGGTGTTTCTGGAAAAACTTTTGATGTTGGATTATCAACTTTCCCAACAATTCAGAGAAGAGGTGAAGGTATTAGATTGACAGGAGCACTTCCCGAAACAAAAGATAATTAAACCCATATAAATACTTAAAAAATTATTGTAATATGTCCGCTATAGTAACAGATCAATTTAGAATTGCCAATGCTAATAATTTTGTAGAATCTGTATTGAGTGCTGATAATAATTATTATGTATTTTTGGGACTTTCAAATCCTGGATCAGATTCTACTCCTGTAGGATTTGGTAGAAGTTCGACATGGGATAAAAGTCCATCAACCCCTCCAAGTCCTATTGATAATCTACAATATTTAAGCCATTATAGAAATACTGCACTATTTGGAAAAAAATTAACTAGTGCAAATACTAGAAGGGTTGTAAAAAAGTTTGATTGGACTTTTAATACTCGTTATGAAATGTATCGTCATAATTATAGTGTTGAAAATTTAACTCCAATATCACAATCTGCAAGACTTTATGATAGTAACTATTATGTTGTTAATAGTGACTTTAAAGTTTATATATGCATCTATAATGGATCTCATGGTGATATTGGAGGGACATCAAACTTAACTGGAAATACATCTCAGGATGAACCAACATTTACAGATTTAGAAGTATCTGCCGCGGGGATAAGTGGAGATGGATATCTTTGGAAGTATTTGTTTACTATATCTCCAAGTGATATTATTAAATTTGATTCTACTGAATATATTGTTCTTCCGAGTGATTGGTCATCTTCAACCAATTCCCAAATTCAATCTGTAAGAGATTCTGGAGATTCTATTAATAATAGCAATCAAATAAAATATGTGTATATTGAGAATGGAGGAAGTGGTGTATATACTGAAGGCACTTATGATATTAAAGGTGATGGATCCGGAGCAAAAGTAAATATAGAAGTTGATACATCTGGAACTATTACTAAAACAACTGTTGTTTCTGGTGGTAGTGGATATACATTTGGAATTGTTGATTTTGGTCATGCATTAACAGATACTATTTCCAATCCGGCAAAACTGATTCCAATTATACCTCCATCAAGAGGTCATGGATACAATGTATATGAAGAATTGGGATCGGATAAAGTTCTTACATATTCTAGATTTGATGATTCTACAAGAGATTTTCCAACAGATACTAAATTTGCTCAGGTTGGAATTATAAAAAATCCAGAAAAATATGATTCTGCGGTTCTTTATAGTGCAAGTGAATATTCATCATTAGGAGCAGTTAAATTAACATCAGATTTTAGTGATAATCCCACTATTGGGGGTAAAATCGAGCAGTCTACTTCAAGTGGTACTGCAAGAGGATATGTAGCATCATATAATGACGAGACTAAAGTATTGAAATATTATCAAGATAGATCTTTAAACTTTGGCAATACTTTAGATCAAACTGACAGAAATGATGTAACTAGTAAGGCCAATATTATTAGTTTCGAATCTTCATCAAGTACAATTTCCGATGGAACTTTTACAGCATCAGTTGATACAAGTTTTGGAGGAATTACAACTACAATTGGATCCAAAGAAATTAATTTGGGGGTTACTTTCACAGATGGACTTGCTAATCCTGAGATAAATAAGAATACAGGAGATGTTGTTTACATTGATAATCGTTCTCTTATAACGAGAGACTCTAGGCAAAAAGAAGACATCAAAATTATTCTGGAATTCTAAAGAAAAATGTCGCAAAAAACAAATTTAAATATTAATCCATATTATGATGATTTTGATTCGTCAAAAAACTTTCTAAAAGTTTTATTTAAACCAGGATATCCTGTTCAAACTAGAGAACTGACGACTTTGCAGTCGATTCTCCAAAATCAGGTAGAAAATTTTGGAACTCACATATTTAAAGAGGGATCGGTTGTCATTCCAGGAAATATTTCATATGATGGCCAATTTTATGCGGTAAAAGTAAATACTACACAATTTGGAATTGATGTATCATTATATATTGACGAATTTGTTGGAGAAACAATAACAGGTCAAGTTTCTGGAGTTACTGCTAAAATTCAAAAAGTAATTTTACCAACAGAAAGTGATGATGTAGAATATATAACTTTATATGTAAAATATTTAGAGTCTGATAATAATTCTCAATTCGCACAATTTCAAGATAGTGAATTGTTGTCTTCTAATAAAAATGTAGTATATGGTAATACAACAATAAATTCTGGAACTCCATTTGCTTCATCTATTAATTCTGATGCAACTACAATAGGATCATCTGCATCTATTGGTGGAGGTGTTTATTTTATAAGGGGATATTTTGTAAATGTTTTACCTCAAACAATTCTCTTAGATTTTTATACAAATACCCCATCATATAGAGTTGGATTGCAAATTAATGAATCTTTAATTAATGCAAAAGAAGACGAATCTTTATTTGATAATGCAAAAGGATTTTCAAATTATGCATCACCTGGTGCAGATAGATTAAAAATTACATTAATTCTTACAAAAAAATCATTAACAGATACTAATGACACTAATTTTGTAGAGTTATTGCGATTAAAGGATGGAAAAGTTAAAAAGATAACAACAAAAACTCAATACAATTTAATTAGAGACTATCTTGCCGAGAGAACTTTTGATGAATCTGGTAATTATACTGTAAAACCATTTGATCTCAATTTAGAAGAGTCGTTAAATGATAGATTGGGTAATGATGGAGTATACTTCTCCAATGAACAGACTGATGATGGAAATACTCCTTCGGATAATTTATCTACATTAAAAATATCACCAGGAAAGGCATATGTAAAAGGTTATGATATCGAAAAGGTATCGTCCACTACAGTTGATATAGATAAACCAAGAGATACTGAAGATATTAAAAATGTTACAGTTCCATTTGAAATGGGAAATGTATTGAGAGTTAATAATGTAACTGGATTAGCAAAAGTAAGAGAAACAGTTGCATTATACTCGCAATTTGGTTGTTTGGGAAGTCAGATAGGAGAAGCTAGAGTATATTCATTTAATTTAACAGATGCTCCATATGTTAATGCAACTACTAGTTGGGATTTAAGATTATATGACATTCAAACATATACGAGATTAACTTTAAATGATACTGTTACATCGACAGATATAAAAGAGTCTTTCTTTGTCAAAGGGAAGAGCACAGGATCTAGTGGATTTGCAACAGCAGACGGAGCATCTAATCAAATTTTCTTAAGACAGACTTCCGGAACGTTTGCTAAAGGTGAAATTTTATTAATCAATGGAATAGAATCTTCAAGATCTGTAATTGAAGTTCGTGCATATAATACACAGAATATTAAATCGGTAAAACAGACTACACCTTTTAGTGGAACTAATAATTTCACAGCAGATTCTATTCTAGAAACATTTAATTTTCCAGGTTCTATATCACAAATAGTAATTAGTCCATCTGGTGGAAGTCCCGGTATTTCTACAGTGACTTCTCCAGGTCGCACTTTTGTTGGAATTAATACTGATACAGTAATTAGATATCAACAATCTGGAGTATCCACAGAAACTTATAATAGAGTATCTAGTGTATCATCCGATGCACTATCTTTAGAAATTTCTGCAATAGGTCTTGGTGTTACTGGAGTTTTTAATGGAACACTACCATCATCAGAAATACAAGTTAATGGATTCTTGGGTGGACCTATTATAAGAGGAAATGGAACATTATTTGCACCATTACCGGAAGAGAATGCTTCTGCAGTTGACCTTTCTACATCCCAATTATTTTTAATTGATCAATTAACTGGTAAAGATGTTGATAATGCAGATAATACTATAACTATCAATACTAGTGATATTAGTAGTATCGATGATATGTCTTGGGTTAACTTTGATCAGGAAAGATTTACTGTTGGTTATAATGGAGGTGGTATTGGTACTATCACGTCAGATTCATTCGACCTGAATGGAGATGTTATAACATTAAGAGGATTGGATAGTAGCCAATCTAACAATGATACAGTTGTTAATGTAACAGCACTTAAAACAGGTATTCAAAGTAAAACAAAAAATTATTCCAGAAGCACTGTTTTATCTGTAAATGGATCTAGATTAAAAGAATCTGGAACCACTATTGCGACTTCCAAAAATGACGGATTAACCCTTAATCAATATTATGGATTAAGGGTTCAAGATGAAGATATTTCACTAAACTATCCCGACGTTTCAAAAGTACTTGCAGTTTATGAGTCATTGAATAGTAATAATCCATCTTTTGATATTGTCGAATTTTCTGTAATTTCAAATGTTGGATCGAATGCAATAATTGGAGAAAATATTATAGGATCTACAAGTAATGCTATTGCTAGAGTTGTAACTAATAATACTACTACCAATCCATCTTCTGGAAGTGCAAATAAATTAGGAATTGTTTATTTGAACGGAAATAAATTCTCAGTTGGAGAAGTGGCAACTTTTGAAGAATCCAATATCAATACTCAGATTGATTCTATAACTAATGGAAATTATAGTGACATAACACAGTCATTTAAGTTAAACAGAGGACAAAAAAATCAGTATTATGATTATTCTAGAATTGTAAGGAATAAAAATACTCAAGAACCTTCGAGACGTTTGATTATAGTTTTTGATCATTATACTGTTCCCACAAATGATTCTGGAGATGTATTTACAGTAGACAGTTATGATAGGGAGAGATTTTCAAAAGATATCCCAAATATTGGAGGTTCTATTAGAGCAACAGATACTTTAGATTTTAGACCTAGAGTAGCAACTTTTGATCCTTCAGTAACAACAGATAGATCTCCATTTGATTTCAATTCAAGAACATCAACATTTAATACATTTCCATTAAGACTTTTGGCACCCGAAGAGGGATCTATAATTAGTCAAAGTTTTTATCTTCCTAGAATAGATAAAATTTACTTAGATATTCTTGGAAACTTTGTTGTAGATAAAGGAGTATCTTCAAAAAATCCAAAACCACCTACCAAAAAAGGTGAATTTTTAGAACTTGGAACTATAGAATATCCAGCATATCTTTATGATGCATCAGATGCGAATATTATTCTGACTGATAATAGAAGATATACAATGAGAGATATTGGTATTATTGAAGATAGAGTAGAAAATCTAGAAAGAGTAACAACTCTTTCTTTACTTGAAGTTAATACTCAAACCTTACAAATAAAAGACTCCGAAGGTTCTGATAGATTTAAGAGTGGTTTTTTTGTTGACGACTTCTCTGATAGTTCCAGATTTGATACTTTTGAATCAACAACATTAGTTGATGAAGAATCAAGAACACTCAATTCTGATATTAGTAGCAATTCGTTAGAATCACTAATAGCAACATTAGATAATATCACTCCAGAGAATTTAGACTTAAGTGCAGATAAGTATTCAACCACTCCTCTGGTCCTTCTGGATTCTAATATAGAAAAAACTGGAAATTCTTTGACACTTGCATATGATCAAATTGGTTGGTTGGAACAACCATTTGCTACTAAAGTTGAAAATGTAAATCCATTCAATATTGTTGTCTATAATGGCACAGTTACATTAGATCCTGCAGTCGATAGTTGGACTAGAACAGTTCAGTTAGCTGATAGAACAATTGATAGAGGAGTTACCAGAACAAATAATGTCAATTTGGTCAATAATTTAAGATCAAATCAGAGCAGAACAATTAGGATACGACGAGGTGCAATAGGATCAAGTACTGTTGATCTCATAAGAAGATCTAGTAGTTTTAATATTAATACATCAAATACAGCTAGAGGATCATTTGATACAGTCGATACCTCCATTCGTAATGAAGTAGTGGGTAGTAATGATCAGTTCTTTATTAGATCTAGAAACGTAGAATTTAATGCATCTAACTTAAAACCAAATACAAGATATTATCAGTTCTTAGATGAAAGAAGTGGAGTTGATGTAATTCCAAAACTTGTAGAAATTGAAAATGTATCTGCAGCATTCACAATTGGAGAAACTGTTATTGGAACTGTAGGAGGTGTTGAAAGAATTAGATTTAGAGTGTGTAGACCTGATCATAAATCAGGAAGTATTTCAAGTCCAGATTCAACATATAATCAGAATCCATATAATAAGACTCAAATTTTAGGTTCAGTATATAGTTCTACATCAAATGTTCTTAATGTTGACGTTGATGGACTTGCTAAGAGAGCACAGGGTACATATTTTGGATATATTCAGTCTGGGATGCAATTAGTTGGACAAAGCAGCAATGCAATTGCCTCTGTAAAGGACATCAGATTAATTTCGGACAATTTTGGAGACCTTAATGGATCATTCTTTATTAGACCTCCACATGTAAATCCAATACCAAGTGTTAGATTGCGTGCAGGAACAAAAACTTACAAATTAACATCTAGTTCCACAAATTCTAAAGGATTACCTGGAAGCAATTTAATTTCTTTTGCAGAAACATCTTATACTGCAAATGGAACTGTTTTGAGATTCCAAGCAACAGTTACAAGAGAAACCGCAAGAACAAATATTTCAAATACAGTTAGTTTAAATTTAAGTAGATCAGTTAATGTTGAATATACAGATCCTCTAGCACAAACATTTACTGTTGGTGGAAATATTCAGGTCAAATCTGATATTGATACTGATGATGACGTAAATGGAGTATTTTTAACATCTGTAGACGTATTTTTTGCTACAATTGATAGTGGTAACGCACCAATTAGAGTAGAAATAAGAGAAACTCAATTAGGAACACCAACACTCACAACTATTGGAAAACCAGTAACTCTTAAACCAAGAGGTAGTATTGATGGTGTTGAAACCCAACTAATTCAAACATCAGACACTGGAGAAATTGCTACAAATATTAGATTCCCAGAACCAATTTTCTTGGCACCTGGTAGAGAATATGCAGTAGTTTTAATATCAGATCAAAGTGATGAATATGAAGTGTGGACAGCTGTCATGGGAAATAAGACTGTCAACACACAACAACTTCCAGATGTTGATCAAGTGATTTATACTAAACAGTTTGCTCTTGGGTCTTTATTCAAATCTCAAAATGGATCTATCTGGTCAACTGATCAAAATCAGGATTTGAAATTTAAACTTTATAAAGCAGAGTTTGTGCAGAGTTCGGGAACTGCTTATTTCTACAATCCACCTTTAGATCGAAGTAATGATTATGTTTTGGAGTTGATTAACAATCCTATTACAGTCCTTCCAAAAACAGGAAGGATTGGTATTGTTACAACAACAGATTCAAGTTTTATTGGTATTGTAACTGTTGGTAGAAAACTTGCCGGTGGCAATAATAATGGAGGATCAGCAATTATTGTTGGGCAAGGTAGTTCTGTTAAAGATGCTTCCACATTAACAGAGTCGGGACAAAATTATCCAATAAGCACTACTGAAACAGTAAGTACATTTAATTTCTCTGGAAAGGGAGATGGACTAAAACTTAATATAACTACCAACGCTAGTGGAGTAATTACTGGTGTTGGGCACTCTACTCTCGATTATGGAAATGGATATCAAGTTGGAGATGTTGTTGGTATTCAAACTTCGACAACATCATCAGCAACTGGTAGAGATGCAAGAATAACAATTGGTGATGTTACTGGTGTTGATACCTTATATCTCACCAATGTTCAAGGTGAATTTGGTGGTAGTGGTAGTGGAAAAGAATTTGCTGTAGGTGTTGCTTTAAGTTATTTCAGTGGTTCTAGTACAGTTGTTTCTGCTGCAGGAACTAACATTATATCTTCTAATGCAGATGGTGGAATTTATTCTGGAGATTACTTTAAAGTAGATCACTTCAATCATGGAATGTATTCGACAACCAACAAAGTAGTTGTTGATAATATTAAATCGGATATTCCAACAACAATATTAACATCAGAACTAATTGTTGGAGAAACTTCATATATTAACATCGATTCTTCATCCAACTTTGAAACGTTTGAAGGAAGACCGGTAAGTGGTTCATATACTGGATATGTAAAAATTGGAAATGAAATTATTGGATATAATGATGCAACTGGTGGAGTATTGACTATTTCTTCAAATGGTAGAGCAATTGATGGAACAATTGCAATTAATCACCCATTAGATAGTGTTATCGAAAAATATGAATTTGGTGGAGTTTCTTTAAGAAGAATTAATGGAATCAGCACCTCTATACAATCTCCTATTGATATTGATAATTATCACGTTAGAATTGATAGATCAATAACTAAAGGAAATAATAGATTAAATGATGGATCTAGCACAGATTCTCCAGAATTATCTTTCAATGATGAAAAATTAATTGGAGGAAATTCTGTTACTGCCTCTGAAAACTTAGTATATAATTCGATAACTCCATCATATGATATACTCACTCCAGGATCAACTACTTTTGCAACAGGAAAAGTTAGAACAACAACAGCAACTAGCGTTTCTGGAACAGAAGTTTCATTTAATGATAATGGGTATGAGGAAGTTCAATTAAATTCTTTAAATTCATTATCTTCTTTGAGGATGGTCGCTTCAGAGATAAATCAAAATGAATACTTAACATCTCTACCAAGAAATAAATCACTTACCACTGCCATTACATTTAATTCAAATGATCCAAATAATGTACTTTCTCCAATATTGAATTTGGAGCAAGCAGGTTCTATACTCAATAGTAATAGATTGAATAAACCAATCACTGATTATCCCAATGATAATCGTGTTAATTCAATTGTTGATGATCCACATTCATCCGTATACTATTCAAATATCACAACTCTCCAAAATCCAGCATCTGGACTTAAAGTTATTATTGCTGTAGAAAGACCTGGAGACTCTGACTTTAGAGTTCTTTATACGACAGTAAAAGCAGATTCTAGTGAAATTGAACAATCATATGAATTGTTCCCAGGATATGATAATCTTAAGCAAACAACTGAAGGTTTCTTAATTGTCGATCCATCTAAAAATAGTGGATTGCCGGATAGAAAAGTTAGAGCAAGTTTGGATGGTGAATTTTTAGAATATGAATTTACAGTTGATAGTTTAGATTTATTCAGTGGATATGGAATTAAGATTGTAATGTCCAGTTCCAATCAAGCACAAACACCTCGTTTTGCGGATCTTAGAATTATTGCACTCAGATGATAAAAGTAAAAGGACACTCCAATTTATACAGAGATGAAAATACCGGTGCTATCGTAAATTACGATACTGCCGGATATAATCAATATGTGAATACTATTACACAAAAAGATTTACGTAAAAAAGAATTGGATGAGATGAAAAAAGATATTAATGATATAAAATATTTACTTCAAGAAATTTTGAATAAATAACTGCTTATAAATATCTAAAGGTATATTAGCATCATAAAATAATGGCTGTTTATGTATCAAATATTGTTATCGAACAAGGATTTGATTTTGATACTTCATTTCAATTAGAAGATACCAGAACTAATTCCCCATTAATATTGAGCAGTGCTTCT